GCTTGTCCTTGTTCATAAAAGAACTTAGCAAACTTTTCAGGGTTCATAGCCATAGCTAACGATTTATGATATCCTTCTGCGTCTTTCATTAAACCATTCTCATCTAAAAACTTATTTATAAAGTTTTGTGGTGATGAATGATTTTTTTTAATCTCGCTTAGATTACCGGGAGAAAATGAAAGTTTCTTTTCGTTTATATTGAACTCAAAACCTTTGAATTCTTCGTTTAAAACTTCATTTGTCTTTTGGTCGAACCATTCACGCTTTCGCTTGTTTGATTCTTCAATAGTCGCAGCTTCCTTGGTATATTGCTTATATGCTTCAAAATTTTCTTTTTCATCATCGGAAACATTAGCACCAATCGACTCGATAGGTGTGTTGTATTGCTCCTTTTGATTATTAAAGTGTTTCTTAGCTTCAGCAATAATTTTTTTTCTTGCAATCTTTGTTTTTTTTATGAAAGCATCATCATCTAAATCTTCATCATATTGATAATTTTCTAATAATGATTCTATATCATCAGAATCTAATTCTGTATTTGTAGATTGTAAATATTCTTTTACTAAATCTTCAGGATCCATATTGTCAAAATCCTTATTTAACTTTATGTAATCTTCAAATCCTCTTCCTGTGTCCTTCTTATATTTCATATAAGCAGCAACATCGGAAGGAATTTCTTCTGTGATATTTCTTTCAGCCATTAATTCATCAAATGAACTAATTTCTTTATTATATCTTTTCCCAATATATGAAAGAACTCTTTCTTCGCTTAATTCTTCTTCAGGTTCAAATTCTTGTCCCTGCTCTTGTTCTTGTTCTTGCGGTTCAAAATTATTATCTGTCGATAATGACTCTTCGTGCTTTGCAAGTAATTCTTCTTCTATTTGAGCAACACTTTTTTCTTCTGCTCCGTCTAGCAATCTAACTTTCATTTCCATTTTATTTGATTTTATTTTTTACAAAGTTATATAAAAAAATTTAATATTTTAACGAGGTTCAAATTCACCAAAATCAAATCCATCTAAACTATCCTCATTTGACTCAAAATTCATAGGTTTGCTTTGAGGAACATTGAATCCATCTAAATCATCTTCACTGTTTTGGAAGTCTATAGGAGACAAATTATTCTTTCTTTGATTTATCAACTTTGATTGTTCAGTATTTTGTTGGCTTATTCTTTTTGCTTTAGCATCTTCTCTTTCATTCTCTCTAGTCTTCAAGTTGTTTTGCTGTAAGCCACCTAATTGCATATTGTAGTCAAACTCTACTGCCATTAAACTTTTCTTAAGTTCAGCTTCTGCTGTTAATTGCTGAATATTAAATTGAACCTCTGCTTGTTTTAATTTTAACTTAGCATCAGACTCCATTTGTATTTTTTGCATCGCAGTTTGCATTGCTAATTCTTGAGACTTCAATTGTTGTTGAGCCTGCATTGCTTGAATTTGCATTTGATTTTGTTGCTCTCTATCTTGTTTTTGAGTTCTCTTCATCTTCAACAATTGATTTGCAAGTTTGAGATTTCTCAACTCTCGAATATCAATAGCATCTTCAAGATTTATATCTCCCTTAGATAAAGCCATTTGTATGTTTGCTTCAAGCTGTGCTTTTTGTTCTTCATCAGGAGACACTTCAATAAAAATTCCAAAGTCATAAATATATAAATCGGAAATATCATTTAATATTGATACATTATATTTTCCAATTTTATTTGCAAAATCATCTTTAAAATCTGAATACTCTAATATATCTGCAACTCTATATGTTAATGCCTCCGCTAATGTTCTATAAATATAAAGTCCTCCCTCAAGGATATGTCTTGTAGCAGTATTAGAATTTAATGCCGCTAATTTTTGAACTCCTACTAATGAATTAGGGTCAGGTGTACTTCCATCTCTTGCCTCATTCAATCCCGTTACAGACCTAATCATGTCCATGTAATGGTTGTAATTAGATATTAACATTTGGGTTTTGCTTAGCCCTGAATTTGAAGTCAATTGCGTTATAGGTATCCTTGCATTATTATAATCGCCCTCTTGAGTGTAACTTCTTCCAATAACACTACCCGTTTGGAAATAAAGTCTTAATGCATCTTCAGGATTATAAGCAGCACCTGAACCCAAGTCAACTTCATTTAATCCATCTGCATCAATAAATACTCCGTCAGGGACAACCCTTGCAATTACTTGCTGTAGTTTTAAGTGCGTTATTTGTATTAAGTCAGCAAAAGGAATCATTCGTCTTACTAAGGACTCTATGTTGCCTTTGTACATACGAGGTGCTACAGCCACATAATTTGGTAGTGCATGTTGTGACGATGATTTAGGTCGGACCATATTTTGGGCCATTTCCCACTTAATGATAATGTTTGTGCCCATTACCATTACACCGTCATACCAAACATCAATGGTCTTTTCAATTTTTTCAAAATTTCCTTCCTCCATCATTTCAGTAGGAGGATTAAAGGTGTCATCTTTTTCAATAACTCTTGATCCACCGCCTTCTAAAAATCTTTTTTTGTATACTATTTTTTTAGTTGTCTTGTAGTTAAAGTAAAGTAGTGTGCAAGTATCTTTGTAAAATAAACTGTTCTCATAAAATTGAGATACATTGTAGTAGTCATACCAACCTTGACTGCTTTTAGATATTTTTTCTAGCTCTTCTTTTTTTAAAGTAGGCTTGATTTTTAATAGTTCACTTATAGGCATTGTTTTTATCTCTCCCCAATAAAAGCAGTCTTCAAAGTTTGGTGACTCAGTATAACTATAAACAACATTTGCAGGGTCTACATATGAAACGTTTACACCTGAACCTAAAAGAAATTCGTGTTTTGCTATACCAATGCCTATTACCGTCAAGTCGTAGTCTATTCTTTTTCTAGTGTCTTGGTAATGGTTTTCATCAAACAATGTATTTATAGCCTCTTCCTCAGCAATTTCAATAGCAGGCTTGTAATGTATTTGCATGAATAATGATAGCTCTTCGTCTGTTTTTGGAAGTTCTTCAGGATTCATAACAAATGGATTCATTCCTGTTTTTTGTTGAATTACTTCAAGATTGTCTTTGGCTAACATTTGACCTTCAACCATGTCTTGATATCTACTTCTTTTTTGTTGCGACATTGCGTCTTGTGAGTATGCCTTAACTTTAAATAGTCTATCTGACATACCATTAACTACAATATCTACAAACTTTGGAAGAATAGGAACAGGTGTCCAATCTAAATTTAGGTAAGATAAGTCGCCATCAATCGCTAATTCATTTTTGTATTTTACAATAGACTGTTCTCCACGAGCATATAGTCTGAGTCTATGGAAATCTCTCCATTGACTATAAAATCTACAAGACCCGCCATCCTTTCTAAACCATTCATATTGAATAGCTTGTCCAACTTGAAGGCCAAATTTTTCTGTTGCTTTTTCGCTGTCTGTTGCTAACTGACTTGGGAATGAAGCAGATGTTATGTCTATTATCGTATCTTTCATTCAATTAATTGACTTGTATTTCCATCATTACTATATCTTGCAAAGTTAATGCTAATTTTTGATTCTTTTTTCTCCGGTATGTATATATGTTTTTGATTAGCCATTATAGCTAATCCCGAGCTAATTGAAGCGTCAAACTTAGTTCTATCATTTATATCAAATTTAGCCCAATCTTCTAATGTTCTTGTAAATGGCATTGTTCCTATTTCATCTGAATCCCTATAGTTACCTGCTAAATCCATTCCTATGAACTTCTCTATATAAGATTCAATAGCAGACGCGTGTGATTGCTTTACATCTTCAGATGAGTTTGGTATACCACCAAGTTCGCGTTCTGTCTTAGACAACTTATTATACAACTTATCAGGTCTATTTAAACAAAATCCTCTATATCCTCTATTTTTAAAATGATATAGTAGCCTTGGCTTATTGTTTTCTATTAGTATAGGCATACCGTAAAAAATACAAGCCATTAATACTTCTTCAAAAAATATCTCCGCAGTTTGCGGTCTTGCAATATACTCTAAAAAAAATTCATTTACAGGAGCTTCATCCATATGGAATTTTGTCATGCCATGTAACGATCCGTTTGACCCTCTACCACCTACTACAGCAGATATATCATAGGAGTCACATCCAAATGACCCCATATGTTCATTGCCGGGATGAGAAGTTCCATTTCTATTGTATACATTATTCTGTATTGATTTGTTTGGAATCCAACTCACAGAAAATCTTCCCCTAGAGTCAGGTGTCCATATAACCTTTGAGTCTTGTATACCATCTCTCCAATGAAAACTACCACGAGTGGTATGGTGTTCTCTTATTGTTGAATCATTGTAATCAATTTGCTGATATATCTTTGTTAGATTAAATATCGATTGTTTACTTTCATCTCTAAAAGCGTGTGATTCTGTTCTTGGAAACTGACGATAAAATTCATTTAATGCATCAGCATCACTCTTTAACGAATCAACTTCCGCTTCCCAATAATCAATAGCGCCATTCTTTATTAATATCTTGTCTACTCCTAGTATTGGTTCTTCAGGAGCATTAAATACAGGCATACCATATAAGTCAATGAATCCCTCCATATTCCATTCCATAGGAATGAACAATGAGTATAGTCCACTTTTAGTTTGCCCATTTGCATTTCTATGTAGCACCGAAGAATCTTCATAGATATCTTTAAAGTTACTACCACCTTTTGATAAAGCATTTGAGGTTGAACCCATCATACACTTACCAATAATCTTAGAACCCAATCTAAGACAAGTTTTAGTTACTCGCCAATTTTCTTTAATGTTATTTGGTCGTAGCCATTTTCCACTTTCGTCATGAGCCAAGAACAATAACTTTTCTCCGTCATAAGAGTTGTCTTCTGTATTCTTCCAATCTATTGATGTGTCTAATCCTTCAATGCTATCTTGCTCAGAATTATACATATTCTTTTTTGTAATCTTTGATGCAGGTATACGGAAAGACAACTCAGTTTTAGGTTTGTCCATACCATCCATAATTGGCTTAAAGAAAAATGGAAGCCTACTATTAATTGGAACAACTTTATCTGTAAACATTTTTTTAGCATCCGCTCCTGTTTTAGATAGTATTCCAACCCTTGAATCTCTTGCAAGAGTTCCAACATTTATACATTCAGAAGATGCCATAAAAGAAAATCCTGAACGTCTTATCTTTAGGTATATCATTCCAAACGACCTATTGTCAGCACGACACGCCTCCCAATAAATCCAATATATTCTATTAGCTTCTCGAAAGTCAGGGTATCCAACGTCAATACTTGCCCATTGTAAGTACATATAATGAGAACCTGTAATATACGTTGGCTCTCCATTGTTCATGAACCAAAAGCCACGCTCTCTGTAATCAAATTCATTCTCAATGTAGTCTACCAATCTATCTTTAAATTGTGATGGCATTTCATTCCAATGGAAAATTGATTGTATCTTTGATAGCTCCCTTGGTAAGTCTTCTCTCTGCCAATACTGCTCAGATTTTTTATCGCTTCTTTTATATACTTTATCAGGAACAGTAGGTAGTCCTATATTTAATCCTGATATATTTACTATTTGACCTACCTGTCCATTTTTAGATATAACAACTATGTCGTACTTATCATCATAACCATATATCCAAGACCTTGCCCTATTTTTATTGGACAGTATAGATGGTGATACAAAATCTTTTTGTATACTATATAAGTTATTTTGAACGTCTTTCCGCAAACCCTTGTTTAGTATCTGTTTTACTTATTCCCTTTTCTAAATGCTCAAGACCTTCTCTTTCTTGTTCTATTCTATTTAGTATCTCAAAGGCATCAAATATCGCCAACTTTTTTGTCATAGCAGCATTCTTTAATCTATCTGCAGCCAACTCGTCATCAGAATCTTTTTTAATAATATTTTCTTCTGCTACTTTTATTAACTGCTCAACCGCCTTGTGACCTGCTGCAATAATTTTTAGTTTTATTTCTTTTGTGTCCATTAATTTAATTTGATTGTTATTTGATTGTCTATTATCCTGTACATTTTTACATCGTCAATAGTAAACTCATATTCGCTGTCGGGTGAAAAGCATACTATATCACCCTTGTTTATTCCTTTACTAATTAAATAATCATTTGGATATAACATCTCACCCATTAAAGGCTCATCACTAAATGGTTTCTTTATATAAGAGTCAATAGCATCTATTGGCTTAACAAAACAATACTTGTCGTAAGAATACCATGTGTCATCCTTTTTATACATATAGAATTGGTCGGGTTCAATAAAGAACTTGTCGTCTTTAAAAAAACTTTTACCACTCTTTTGATTTCCCTTCATGTCATAATAGTACTTAAATACATTATGATGAACAAGCAATGTGTCGCCTGAAGATATTGGGCCTTTGTAACCTAATGGAACTTCTATTACCTTAGCAAATCTATTTGAAGATATATGGTCTTCTTCAGATGTACTTGTAATAACTTCTAGTCCACTAATGGTTTTTGTATTGTTGTACCTCTTATTTATTAAAGATTCAACAATAAAATAAAATGGGGATTTCATTAATAAAATATATTGTATTCAATAGAGATTGGAATAGTTTGTGTAAATTCTTTCCATAAAAGAATTTCATTTGATTCGTTTATAATAAATATTTTTATAGATTGGGTAATGTCTTCAAGTTTAATTAAATGTATTTCATACGTTTCATTTAAAACTTTTTGACCTACAATGTAATGCATTGCGCCTCCTTTATAATCAGGACCTACTGAAATTTTTCTTATTTCCATAATTAAATACTAGTTATTCTAACAGGAAGAACCGGAAGAGGAGTATTTTTTGCATACGCTCCGCCGGAAGGAGGATACGAAAAATCTGCCGCATAAGCATACGGCGAAAGATACTCCGTAGAACTCCAATAAATACCTAAAGGAATTTGAAAAAACCCACTTGCTATTCTTGACCTATTAATTGGTACTAATGAATTATAAACCATATTTAATTCCCATAATGAAGGTAAATACCAATCGGTATAGCCACCGGATACTAAATTTTCACAATCATATGCTGCATATAAACCGACTCCTGCTTGACTAGTTATGGCCGCTGTGTTTGCCACGCCAAAAACAAAATCTATTGCTCCGGGAGGTGGGACAACTGAAAACCAATAGGCAGGAAGAGTCCACTGATTATTCGGTAAAGGTTCTCCTACAATAAGTACAAATCTTTTAAGTAAAGGTCCTTCTACCCATTCCGCTGCTATCCAACCCCCTTCATAGAACCTACCTATATTAGAAGTGCTATCAAGACCTTGTAAACCTATGGGTCCGGCAGGACCTACAGGGCCTGCGGGACCTGCTACCCCTTGTGAACCTACAACGCCTGTAGGGCCTATAAGTCCGATTGTACCTGCTGCACCTGTAGGACCTTGAGGTCCTTGAATACCTGCTATTCCTTGAGAACCTATTGGTCCTTGTAAACCTTGAGGGCCTACTGCACCTTGTAAACCTATAACTCCTTGAATGCCTTGTGCACCTATTACTCCTGTAGCTCCTGTTAGTCCAATTGGACCTTGGGGACCTACTATACCTATTGCCCCTTGTGAACCTGTTAGTCCTTGTGGACCTTGAGTACCGGGACCGATTGGACCTGCAGGACCTTGTATTCCTGTTGGCCCTATTTGTCCTTGAGGACCTGTTGGTCCTATTGGACCGATTGGACCATTTGCACCTATCATTGCTAATATAGCCCAATGTGCAGTATCTAAAACAGGGTTTGTGCCTATAGGTCCAACATTATTATAACAAAAATAACTAGAACCTAAATATTCAACAGCATCATCTACAACATATACACCTGCAGCACTCCAAGTACCTTGCCAATTTAATCCTTGAGGACCATTAACTCCTGCTATTCCTTGAGAACCTTGTAAGCCCACAATACCTATTGGTCCTTGTTGACCTATTGGTCCCGGTATTGTACCTGCAGGACCTGTTGGTCCTACTACCGTGCTTGCTGCACCGGTTAAACCTATCGGTCCTTGAGTGCCCGGAAAACCTTGAATACCTAGCACTCCGGTTGCGCCTATTGGTCCTATTGGTCCGGGGTCGCCTTGTGTGCCCGGATTTCCTAATGGACCTGTTGCTCCTGTTGCACCTATTACACCTATTATTCCCGGCACCCCTTGTGGGCCGGTAACTCCCTGAATACCTACTGTTAAATTTGAAAGACCTTGAATTCCTTGAGCTCCGGTTGCGCCTATTAGTCCTTGCGGACCTTGTGGACCCATTGGACCTTGTGGTCCTACAGGATTTACTGTTATTAATGATGTTAAATCACTAATCAAGAAATTTTTAGTTTCATCTGTCATATATGAGTCTACATCAGTACCAATAAGCATGTCACTTATGGTAGGCACTGCATTAACGATATATGTACTTATTTTTGGCATAATTAAATATTAGCTATTCTAACCGGTAAAGTGAGTGCTGCCAAACTTTTTACAATAGTACTTATATCGCCTAAAATAAAATTATAATAAAGAGCACTGCTGTTACTATTCTCATTTGAACTCCAATAACCGGAAGCAAAGTTAAAGTAAGGAGGAGCAAACCCACTTGCCGCTAATGACCTAGTAATTGGTACTGCTGCATTATAAACCATATTTAATTCTTCTATTGAAGGTAAATACCAATCGGTATAGCCACCCGTAGTTAAATTATTAGCATATTCTGCTGCAAATGGATCGCAACCAATACACCCTGCAGCCTGTGCAACTATTGCTGTTGTGTTTGGTTGACCATCATACCGATTTAATGCTCCGGGAGCAGGAACAGTATTATTAACTTGAGTTTGTACAGTCCATTTCCTAGAAACTGCATTTTGCGGATTTATTACAATAAGCACTTTTTTAGTAAGTGAAGGTCCTTCTACCCATTCCGCTGCTATATAACCTCCTTGATAAGCCCTTCCTATATTATTATTACTATTAGCACCGGTCGCACCCGTTAAGCCTATTGGGCCTTGAGGACCTGTTGGTCCTATTGGACCGATTGGGCCTTGAGGGCCTGTTAGTCCTATTGGACCGGCAGGGCCTGTTAAACCTGTTAACCCTATAGCTCCTGCGGGACCTACGGGGCCTTGTGGTCCTGTTTGTCCTTGTCCTCCTGTAGGGCCTGTTGCACCCGTTAAGCCCGTTGGACCTATAGGTCCTATTGGACCTGTTTGTCCTTGTCCTCCTGTAGCACCTGTTAATCCTATTGGGCCTATTGGTCCTTGAGGGCCTATTGGGCCTGTTAATCCTACAACCCCTTGAGCACCTGTAGGACCGGCAGGCCCGGCAGGGCCTACAGGGCCTGCGGGGCCTGCTACTGTGCTTGCAGGACCTGTTAATCCAATTGGACCGGCAGCTCCTGCGGGACCTTGATTTGCTAGTAAGGACCAATTTGTAGGGTCTAAAGAAGGGTTTGTAGCTGATGGTCCAACAGGATCTATACAAAAATAACTAGCTCCACCAAAACCAACAGCATCATCTATAACATATGTATTTAAGGCACTCCAAGCGCCCTGCCAATTTAATCCTGCGGGGCTAATTGCTCCTGTAATTCCTTGTGGGCCTGCAGCACCTACTGCACCTTGAAGACCTGCAGGACCTGTTGGCCCTACTACCGTGCTTGCTGCACCTTGAGGACCTTGAGGTCCTTGAATACCTTGAAGGCCTGTGACACCTATTAGTCCTTGTATACCTTGAGGTCCTTGATTACCTTGTAAGCCTATTGGGCCTGTTAATCCTACAACCCCTTGTGGTCCGGCAATTCCTTGAAGACCTTGAGGGCCTGTGACTCCTATTGGTCCTGTTAGGCCTTGAACGCCTTGTGGGCCGGTAGGGCCTATTGGACCTTGTGGGCCTTGAAGACCCGTCGCTCCTTGTGGGCCGGTAGGACCTGTGACTCCTTGAATACCTTGTGGACCTGCCGGGCCGGCAGGGCCTGTAGCATTTGGAATTAATGCTAGTAAATCACCAACTAGAAAATTTTTAGTTTCATTAGCTGAATTTACATCAGTACCAATAACCATATCGCTTGTGGTAGGTACTGTATTAATAACATATGTACTTATTTTTGCCATTTTACCCTATTGTTTTTTTGTTATTTCTCCTGTTTCAATGTTTATTACAGCATCTTCTCCGTATTTTTCCATTAGTATCTTTTCGTGCTTTGAAAACACATCCTTAATACTATCTATATATTTTATTAAGCTTTGCTTCTGTAATTCTAAATCACCAAGATTCATTTTAGCTTTAGAAAAATCAGTATTCATTTCTTTAATGTTTTTTAATTCTTCTTCTGTTGCAAATATAATATCTTGGATATCATTGTTTTCTACTTTTTTCATTTTGTTTAATTTAAGTTAGTTACAAATGTAATGCTTTTTTAACAAATATTTTCCAAAGCAATGAAATTAATACTCCAACTAAAACTCCAAGCCAAAATAAATTCTTTTTTGGTTGATTCTTTTTACCCTCTGCCTTAGCTTGAGCCTTTTCAACTATCCTGTCTTTATATATAGTTTTAACTTTTAACTTGTACTCTATCCTCTTCTCCTGCCTAGTCTTAGGAACATAGACAGTATTGTATTTAATAATAGTATCCTTAGTGCTTATAAACTTCTCCCATACTATAGTATCATTTATGATAACAGGGATGGAATCTAGTGTTGTTATTCTTATGGTATCTCCTGTTTGCTCACAGGTATATCCCTTTTTAATGGCTTTGTTTAAATGATATTGCGCAGAGCAACCATACAACACAAATAATAATAATAATACTCTAAACATGTTTTATTTTTTAAAGAAATTATTTGATTTATCACTTCTATTTTTAGATTGTGATTGAGGTACTGTTTTGTTTTTAGAAACATGCGCATTGTCGATACCATCGTGGTTGCCACTTGTACCATTTTTTCTATTAGTGCGCTCTAAGTCTCTTCGGTATTTTCTACGCTCTTCAGTGTCATGATACTTCATGTCATACTTTACCTTTTTTTTTCTCGCTTCAGGATGTTCTTGATAATACTTTGCTGTCTTTGACTTTCCTGTCTTTGTTCCTGCTAAATCATTTCTCATTTTCCTTGTCTTGAATAAAGTTTCTTATATTTTTTACTTGACTTCAATTTAGAAGTTTTGCTTTTTGCGTGTACGTTTGTACGCTTAACTTTAGGTTTAACCTTTTTTGTTGTCTCTAGTTTTATTTTTGCCATCAATTTTTTATTTCAAAGTGCATCCAATCAAAATTCTTTTCACGACCCAAAGATATAAATCCATGCTTGTAAAAAATATCTATCATTGGCTTGTATTCAGGTCTTGCAAATCTAGCAGTCTTAGATGACTCCTTAAGTAAGTTTCTAGCAGGATCTAAGTCTATTGCAATACCCCATGAGTGCATTGACAAAGCATTTCCACCCCTCATCTTCCTATAGTTAAAGCATCCACCAAATAAATCTATTCCTAACTCCTTAATCTTATCGTATCCATAGGTAGATAGTAGTTCATTGAATACCGCTGTGAAATTATCCGCCACTAACTTATGGCACATCATAGAATTTACCGAGCTGTCTAAGTCCCAAGCAATACGCATTGGATATGGTAGTTTAATTTTCACTAAGTAACCTGCACCTGTGATATTAGCTGTACCGTATTTTTTTGTTGCTTGTTGTGTTGTCATTTAATTTTATTTATGTCGTCTTTGATGTCCTTTGCTCTTGCAAACAACAACTTCATTGACTGCCATAGGTCTATCCCTTTTACTACTTTGTAGTTCTCATTAATAGACATTACTTCTATACTAGCCAATACCAACGCTACTACTTTAGTTAGCATGAATGGTACACTAAAGAATGTAAGTATAATGTCATTGAGTATGAATTGGTCTATTAAAAAGAACATAATAACCGTAATTTCATAAAGTGCTAGCTTGCTAATAATAGACGATAATTTTCTGCTAGTTATTTTCTCTTCTAATTTATTTGCTTTCCAAATTCCTGTAAAAGTATCAATACATATTAATACTCCTATCATTATGAGTATACCACTTATTGGTAAAAAGAATGCAAAGCATATAGATATAAGTGTCAATAGTTCTTGTTGTATAGATATTAATAGTAGGGATAGTTGTGTTTTCATAAGTCTAATTCTTCAAGAGCTTCAGTTAAGGTAAAAGTTAAATAAAAAAATAATGTTATACCACCAAAAACAATGTAGTATTCTTTACCTTGATACATCATAAATAACGAGGTTATATAACCTGATATAAAATAAAGTGATGCTAAAATATTAGATTTCATTTTCTTCCGTGTAATCAACGTTAAAATCATTCTTTAACTTATCAATAAACTCCTGCTTATCTTCAGTTATAAATGTTTCTTCAAGTCCTGTTGCCAAGAATTGGTCTTCTAATAATATTCCATAATGGAATATTACTTTGTCATTGTTGTAAACTATATAGTGTTTCATATTCCTCCTCCGTCTACTATTGTCCAATTGTTTGGTGCTGCTACTAATACTGCTTTTCCTGCTAATCCACCCGCATTTGTAAATCTTGCACCTCCAAAAGATATATTTATATTTGGCTTGACTCCACTTGCACTCCATCCATTATAGATAGCATCTAAGTTAGTAGGAGAAAATGTTAAGTTTGTTTTGGTAACCATAAAGCCTGCAAAGTCTGTAACATTAGCCACATTCCACGAACCTAAGTTTTGATTGAATGCCGTTGCTCCATTAAACATATTACCCATACTAGTTACTGAAATTGTATTCCACCCTGATATGTCTTGATTAAATGCTGTTGCACCACTAAACATCTGATACATATTAGTAACTGCTGCTGTGTTAAGTGACAATGCTTTATTAAAGTTAGCACAGTCTCTAAACATACTTTGCATAGTAGTTACTGCTGCTGTGCTTGAAAATGTTGGTGCAGTATTAAATTGACTAGCTTGAAAAAACATAAAGTTCATACTATTTACTAGTGCTGTATTAAATGTTAATGAAGAATTAAAGCTACTGCAAAATTGAAACATACCTGTCATAGTAGTTACTGCTGCTGTATTGAATGACAATGCTTGATTTAAGTTACCGCAAGAATAAAACATTTGAAACATATTTGTAACTGCACCTGTGCTCCAAGAATTAATACCGTTTATTGTTGTAAGTGAACCACAACTACCAAAAATCTGAAAAAAATCTGTTGTACCTGTCAAGTCTAATGTCCCTACAACTGTAGTTAAAGTTAAGTTTGAACAACCCTGAAAATAAGCATTACTATTCCCTAACCTCAAAGTACCCCAATTTGTAATGGTTCTGATGTTAAGTCTACTGCCTGTATTTGCAAATCTGAAGCCTGTAGTTACACCTGTGATTGATATGGTATATGTACCTGCACCTGCATAGGTATGTGTTCTGTTAGCATAACTGTTATTAGATGTACTTGAATCCCCCCAATTAATTGTTCCTGAGTATGTACCTCCTGCCTCATATGGTAAGGTTATAGTTTCCCCTGCTGTTACAGCCCACGTTGATGTGAATGCAGCTGAATATGTTGGTGTAGTAAGTGTGTTAGATGTTGATGGTGTTGAACCAAATGCATTAGTAGCAGTAACTACACAAGTAATTGCACTTGCCGAGTCTGCTTGAACTAATGTGTAACTAGATGTTGTGGCACTTGCTATTGGTGAACCGTTTCGATTCCATTGGAAGGCATAGCTAGTAGGTGAATTAGTCCAACCACCAAAAGTAGATGTAAGTACACTGCCTATTGTAGTTGTACCACTAATTACAGGTGGTGACGAATTTACAGGTGCTGCGTAAGTATCTGCTGTAATTGTGTTAGAGGGAGCACTTGAACTACCCAATGCATTAGTAGCCGTTACTACGCAAGTAATTGCTGCCGCTGAGTCTGCTGAAACCAACACATAAGTAGAGGCTGTAGCACTTGTTATATTAACTGCATTTCTTCTCCATTGATAACCATAAGTAGGTGTTGGATTACCGTTAAATGCTCCTGTTGTTGATGTCAATGTGCTACCTAAAGTAGTAGTGCCACTTATTACAGGAGCTACAGTATTATTAGGTGCTGTATATGTTTGTGCTGTGATTGTGTTAGATGTTGCACTTGAACTACCTAAAGTATTTGTAGCAGTCACCACACAAGTAATTGCTGCTGCTGAGTCTGCTGCTACTAAAGTATATGTTGATGAATTAGTACCTATGTTAGTAGTCCCTCGCTTCCATTGGTATGCATAAGTAATCGTATTTATTCCTGACCACGTTCCTGTTGTTGATGACAACACACCTCCTAAAGCAGTTGAACCTGAAATTACAGGTGCAACTGTGTTAACAGGTGCATAATTACCTACTGTAATTGTATTGGATGTTGCAGATGTTGAGCCTGCACCATTAATCGCCGTAACCACACAAGTAATTGCCGCTGCGTTATCAGCTAAAACTAAAATATAAGTTGATGCTGTAGCACTTGGTATAGGTGAACCGTTTCGATTCCATTGATATGCAAAACTACTTGGTGAATTAGTCCACGTCCCTGTTGTTGACGTCAATGTGCTACCTAAAGTATTAAATCCTGAGATTACAGGTGCTACAGTATTAACAGGTACATAATTACCTGCTGTGATTGTATTAGACGTTGCACTTGAACTGCCCAATGCATTCGTAGCTGTAACCACACAAGTGATTGCTGCTCCTGAATCAGCAGCTACTAAAGTATAAGTATTGGCATTAGTTCCAATATTAGTAGCTCCCCTCTTCCATTGATAGGTATAGCTAGTAGGTGAGTTGGTCCAAGTCCCTGTTGTTGATGTAAGAACACTACCAAGTGTTGTTGAACCACTAATTACAGGTGCTACAGTATTAACAGGTGCAGCTGATGGACCTGATGTTCTTGTTCCCTTTACAGCTATGTTTATGCCTATCTGCATGGTTTACCAAAGGGCTATAATATCTGTAGCAGTTACAACTGAATTTACTCTTATTACTTGTACAGGTAAAAAAGTGCCTGCCGCTATTCCAACAAAATTTACAACATCACCTCCTGCAGTAGTAACATTAAGCGTTCCTCCTACACCAACGTATAATACACATGGCTCAACTGAGCCGGTGGTATTTGTACCTGAATATAATGCATAAGAATTTGTTGATAGCATTATATTTGAGTTTAAAGATAACTGTGTGGCACTATCTACATTTGTAACAGTTGCTGCACTTGAAAGTGTATTATTATATACGATATCTCCAACTTGAACATTTAATCCACTACTAGAAAAATTCTTTGTTGAATCTACAAGTTTGCCTGTAGTAGTCGCTGTTGCTGTACTAGTTACAATAACATTAGGCATTGGGATATTTGTATTCGCTGAAGGTATAACCTTTAATGCTCTACTTACCTGAAGTTTTAAATTTGGCATAGCTTATTTTTTTTTAGTATTTTTCATAGCCGCCTGTGCGTTTTTCGCATAGTTGTTTCTTGCACTTGCCGTTAATTTTTGATTACTCGCTTCCTTAATATCAAAAGCTGTCTTCTTTGTTACCTTAGCTACTTTTTTCATTTTTTTATTTTTTATTGTTAAACATTTTATTTACAAGGAGGTTAGGATTGTTTAGTGCTTCTTTTCTTTTAGCACATCCACAATCTTTTCCTGTTGCTTTTGAAACAGTATCTACTACTTTTTTAATTCCTGTGGCTGTTGTTATTTTTTCAATAACATCACCCATTCCTTTAGTCTTTCCCATTTGATTTTATTTTTTACAAAGATATGAAATTATTTTAAAGAATAAAAAAGCCACTCTATAAGTGGCTATAAATTTAAAATCTAATTTGTATATGTTCTTTGTTTATTCTACAATTTAAAATTCCTGTAAATATGCCATCTTCTTTGTCAGATATATCTATAGAAATTAATTCATAAATATCTTCTTCTTTTAAAGCAGGTTTTACTGAATTATAAAAAGCTGATAAAGAATTCTTTTTTTCATTAGATATTTCACCTTCTCTTTGAGATTTAATTAAAGAAAGTAAATCTTTTTTATCATCACTTGATAATAAAATAGTTTTTTGTTCTTCTGTTAATTCTACTTTAAGTATTTCTACCCAAGTTCCTTCGTTTACTAATTGATAATTTTTCATGTTATTGATTATTTTGATTGTTATTTCCATCTATACATAATACAGTTCTACCACCACCTGACACAATTTGAAATGTTCCTAATATTAGTCTGCAATAATATAAAAAGCCATTAAGTACGCCACCTTTACCAAATGACTCATCTCCACCTATGCAACTATTAAACGTGCCATTTGCTGTGCCACCACTACCGCCAAATGAAGCAAATCCACCTGTACAATTAGTGAACACACCACTTGCTGTGGCAGTACCACCAAATGACTCATCTCCACCTGTGCAACTATTAAACGTGCCGCTTGCTGTGCCTTGACCGCCAAATGAAACATCTACACCTGTGCAACTAGTGAACACACCACTTGCTGTGCCACCACTACCGCCAAATGAATCAACTCCACTTTGGCAATTAGTGAACACACCACTTGCTGTGCCACCATCACCACCAAATGAATAATCTGTACCTATGCAATCTGTGAACGTGCCACTTGCTATGCCGCCAAAATCACCACCAAATGAATAAACTAAACCTGTACAATTAGTGAATGTGCCATTTGCTGTACCACCACCACCACCAAATGAAGCAAATCCACCTGTACAATTAGTAAACGTGCCACTTGCTGTGCCTTGACCGCCAAATGAATTATCTCCACCTTGGCAGTTTTCTACTCTTAATAAATTTAATGAATTTGCTAGAGTAAAGTTTAATGTTCCAACATCTACACCTCTTACAAATACATCATTTGCAGTTATATCTATTGTATTTAAGCCGTTAAATACTATGCTCCTATTTCCATCTAATGACACTAAGTCAATGTATTGGGTATCCATTTCAAAATTAGCAGTGCTAAAATCATAATTTCCGGGTGCAGCAATTACAGTAATTCTATTTGTTATACTTGGAGACATACCCTGAGCAGTAACATAAGCTGCTTGTAGCTCTGCTGCATTTTGTACATTTGTACCATTTGCTGTTACAAATACATATTGAGTTCCTCCCAATCCAACGAAAGCACTTACAGTGTCAATAATATCTTGGGTAAGGTAAATTTCTTTTTGAGAATTTACTAAAGCCGACCCTCGCTCTTTAGTTACAACACTATTGTCTATAGTATGAAATTTTTGATTAAGCGGTATAATCGCCATAATTTTTTTTTACAAAGATATAAAATTATATTATACTTTTGAAACTTTTCTTCCCATACCAACTCTTGACTTCTCTGCCTTCTTGGCACTTAGCCTAGATGGACTTATCTCAGAAATTGTTTTAGGGGTCTGTGAAGAAACCTTCACCTTTGGTCTGCAGTATTCATTTTTTCCTCCTGCACCACACGCTTTACCTGACTTGGTATCAGTCCACTTTTCTTTTTCCCACCTCTTTAAAGATGTTCCTGCCTCTGTCTTTCGAACAGCACCTGAACCTTTCCTGCATTTTGCAATGGCTTGAGATGCTCTTGCAGATGGAAAAACATCATACTGTGCCTTTACCTTTTTATAACAAGCGTCTTTCATTTAGTATTTACCTCTTCGATTACTTGGATTGCTTGTGGTTGAACCACCCGGTCCTGACCATAGATTTTTGCAGGCCCAATATCTTGGTGTTAGTTTGTCATTTGCAGTATCACAACTGTGTCGTGCCTTAAAACTCTTTCTTGCCGCAGCACTATAGTTATTACCATAGCCCTTTGCTCCAAAGTGTAGCAGTTTCTCTGTTCCATTGCTACATGCCTTGACCATTTTCTTTTTGCCTGCCTTATCTGAAGGAACAGGACTATTGCATTTCATGTTTTCTTTATTTGCCATTAGCTAGAAAGTCCATCGCCTTGGAAAGGTCGGTTAAAAGTTGATAGTCCTACTAATCTAGTCCTACCGGTACTACCTGCATCTCTATTTGCTCGTCTTCGTGCATATGATTCAGACGCAATCTCTTTATTCTTTTTTCTTTCTGCATCTCTTATAGCAGCGTTTTTAGCAATTGCCTCAACAGCAGCATTATTAAACGCAAGCTTTTCAGCAGGAGTTTTCTCTTGCTCTACAGTTGTCTTAACTGATTTATCAACTAAGACTCCTTTTTTGTTTACTGATTTATCTTTATCGCCCATTTTAGTTTATTTAAAAATTAGAGGGAGGTAATGGAGTATCTCTTTCCTTTAAATTAATTATACGGTTCTCAACTCTCGCTGCTCTCCCTAATAATCTATCTGCTTTCTTCTCTCTGCCTTCATCTACAGCTTTGTAACCTCTGCTTACAAGTTTAGCTTCTCTCTCTTTTAATCTTTTGATTTTTTTTTCGTCATCAAATGGCATGGCTTTTGTTTTTTAAGTTATTATGAATTAACTTTACAAAAGTAATAAAATAAAATCTAATAAAATGAAAAAAATAGGTAATGACTATCTAAAATATTGGCGTGTAATAAGATATTACATCAAAAATAAGTACGGACTAACACAAGCAGACCTTGACATACTGCTATTCTTGTACTCCGAGCAGTACTTCACAAAAGATAAGTTCAAAGAGTTCGATGCACTTGTTAGTTGGAACGTGAATAGGTTCGATACCCTGCTAAGAGATGGGTGGATAGTTGTATTTCGTAGGGGATTTAAAGGAAGTAGGGCGATATATGAACTGCCGTACAAGACAAGCAGGATGATTACCTCAATATACAAGAAACTTAGCGGTGAGGAGATACCAATGGGTAGTGGCAACACTATGTTTGAGAAAAATGTGAAGTATACCGACAAAGTATACCGCAATATGATTATGGAGATGAACAAGTCCTTCAAAGGTAAGGAAAGGACAGTAAATAAACTATAATACCACCACTACATCGTTCTCGGTGATGACTGTACACTGAATATCATTGATTATCATGGTGAAACTACGACCCTTGTCGTAATATATCTCGTCACCCTCGTTGATAACCAACACATCTGTGCCTGATTTTTGCACAACAGCGCGTTTGTACCTCAGTTGATTGGCATCCTCGCCTGATAAAATCAATCCCGACTCAGTTTTAATCTCTTCGTCAATGTTTTTTACTACAATGTACTTCCCAATTGGTTGCATCTTTTATTTTTTATGTTTTTAGCTCTAAAGTTGTCCGTTTGTGAGTGACAATTCGGACAAAGTATTTGTAAATTTGTTAACTCGTTGTTCTTGTTGTCGCCATCTATGTGATGGACCTCAAGTGTTATAGGATTGTCTAACCATTCTGAAGTGTTACATAGCTCACAACAATTCTCTACATCTACTATTAATATTTTTCTTAAGGTTTGTATGTGTAACTTCTCCCCATTAAATAGTCTATCATAAGCTTTTTTCTTCCAAGACTCAAGTTGCTTGAACCTCTTCTCTTCAGAACCATTTGCCTTGTCCCAATCAACCAAAGAATAAGCCCCATCTAACCACTTTCTTTTAGTTATACAACTCTTCTTCTCCTTCGTTTGGGTTGAAAAACTCCGCGTGTTCCTGCAAGATATGCTACAATAGTTTATCGCTCCCTTTTTAGGAACAAACTCTTTGTCACACTTCCTGCAATTACTGTGACTCATATGTCCTTGCCATTGTAATAATAGCGTTTGTACTTAGTATTGTCGTTGCTACACTTACAGCGTTCTGCAGTGCACTTCGGGTTACTTTTAGTGGGTCAATGACACCCATTGAAATTAAGTCACCCATCTCCATTGTCTTTAAGTTGTATCCAAAGCCATTCGCTTCTTCTCCGTTGTATATACTCTCAACAGATAGCCCTGCATTTCTTAGTATCTGAGTCAAGGGTTCTTGTAGTGCCGCCTTAAATATCTCACACGCTACACTATGCTCCTCACTACCTACTCCACTAAGCAACTCATCGAAGCTTATCTCATACAATGACTTCCCTGCCCCTGACAATATACCCTCCTCTAAAGCAGAACGTACTGCACAGACTGCGTCATCAACTCGGTCATACAACTCCTTTTGCTCCAAGTCAGTGTTCCCACCAACAAATATTACACCTATACCACCTGTTAGAGATGCGATGCGTTCAACAATAAAGTCCTTGTCATTCTTTTGCTTCGCTAGTTTATGGGCGTCCCACAGTTGCTTTACACGCTCGTCAATCTCGGGTTGGTTTATGTTTTCGTTTGACTTTAGTATCACCGTCTTGTCACGACCAACAATTACCTTTGAAGCATGTCCCAAGTCATCATAAGTAATATGACTCAAGTCATCCCCCGTGCCTTCACTGAAGTAAGTAGCCCCAACGCTAATGGCAATATCCTGCATTAATTCGTGTTGCTTGTATCCAAAGTTTGGAGGAGCTACTACACATATCTTTAAGTTACCCTTCATGACATTTGCCGCCAATGTATTTAAGACATTTGCATTGCAAGGTGCTATGATTAATAACTTCTTACCTTCGTTGATGATTGGTTTCAACACGTTCTCTATCTGAAGGACACTGTTTATGTCCACGTCAGCTACTAGTATCATAGTATCCTCAAGTATACACTCGTCACGCTTTTGGTCGTTTATGAACAATGGGGAGCCATATCCCCTGTCTACTTTTATTCCTGTTGTTGTTTCTGCATATGTGTCCGATGTCTGTGAACGCTCAACAGTCACCATGCCCGACTTACCAACGTCGTTGTATACATCAGCTATTATCGTCCCAATACTTCTGTCATTGTTTGCAGAGATAGTTGCAACGTCAACAATCATGTCATCCGTTACATCTATAGACTTCTCCTTTAACTTGTCCACCACCTTTGTAGTTATCTCCGATATGTTTCGCAGGACCTCTGTCCTGTTGTGCTTGTCAGTTATTAACTCAAGACCGCCTAGTACTAAAGACTCCGTCAATACAATCGCTGTGGTCGTACCATCTCCGGCACTCGTTGCCGTTCTGTCTGCCGCCTCTTTCATCATCCTTACAGCAAGGTTCTCGACAGGGTCTAACAAGTCAATAGAACGAGCAACAGTTACACCATCCTTGGTAACAGTTATACCATGCAAGTGATTAACCGACTCTATTAGGACAGTATTACCGCCCGGTCCTAATGTGCTCTTAACAGCATTAGACATTGTCGTAACTCCTTTGATTAGTTTCTTTCGGCCTTCTTCACCGAAATGTAAGTTCTTGGGTGAGTACCCTGCACTATCTATCATGTTGTTATTTAATTAAATTGTTGATGCAAAGATATAAACTAAATTGTAATAATAATATCTTTTTTAAAATAATAGAATGTCAATTTAATTTTTCCCTATATATATATATATATTTATATTAATATATATGTATTTCTCTCACTGTATTTTCTTTTTAAAATCGACATAATCGACATTTAAAGAATAAAGTATTAATTACTAATTAGTTACAAAAATAAAAACGACACTAAAAACGACACAAAGTAGTGTCAATTATGACTTTCTACCTTTAAAAGCCATCATCATGTCCATTCCTTCTTCTCTCATATCTGCCTTCATGTCTCCTAATGCAACAGCCTCAGAATACATTTCTATTTTCTCAGCTCTCTTTATAGCCTTTCTTAACTCCGCAGCTTTCTCAATTCCATTCTTACCATCAGGTCGGTTATTGATTAATCTACCATCTTTTACTGTTAGGCCGTCATTCATTAAACTGTAAATGCTACCAAATTTTTTTCCAATCATGTCTCTTGTTTTAGTGAGCTACAAAGTTATAAAATTTTATCAGATAATAGGAGGTGATGGGTTATGGTATGGTATGGCGCAGTCACCTCGCGTAGGAAACTGATTTTTTTTTAGGGGGGTGGGGGGTGCTTACTTCAGATGATGTCTGTTTTTTTTGGCTTTTTACCATGGCCACCCAATCATGCCCCACCTCCACTACTAGACAACCAACTGCACCCCCACGACCCCACGCACTGCCCCTCCTCGCCACCCCCTCGCTCCCCTCCATCACGCAAGGCTCATCATCTAGTAACCAACAAGACACAAGGGCATCCTCGCCTCACCCCCTCCGTAACCCACGCCCACACACAAAAACGCACTTCTCTTAAAAAAGGTATTATACCTTAATAAGACGGCAAAGTTCGTTAAATCGCATTAAAATGCCCTTAAATCGCATTCCCTCTTTTGGTCAGCAAGAGAAAGGAGGTTCTCACCCCCTCACTGCTTCCATGCCTAAATAAATCATGGGGTACAAAACTTCAGTAACCCCTCTAAACACTTATGAACATTTAAGTTCTTATGTGAACATTTAATTGTTAATAACTTTATTAATATTTATACTATACTTATGCTATTCATATTAAAAAGTATCTGTATATTTGTACGGGAATTGTCCCTAACCATAAAAACCGATAAAATGAAAGCAATTTTAAACAAGATTAACGAGATTAACTCACTGATTGAAGAGGTAAACCAATTGGATGAGTACCCGACGACCTACAATGGTGGGACATGGCCTTACTACGTTGTAATCAAGCCTATCAAGGTGAGCAACCAATTCGTGACAATTGAAAGCGATACGGACACCTATTCATTTATAGACAAGAAGGAGCGATACAACATGAACAAGATTTCAGTATGTGGAGACGAGTACTGCAACAAGCACTTAGTGTACACCTTGAACATTATTTTAAAGACATTTAAAAAAGCAATTAAAAACAAATAAGTAAATAACAATCTAAAACCTAACAAAATGAAAAAAGTATTTGTAGTAAGAGGAAGTCACGATGGAAACATTGGAGTATATGGAAACGTAAAAGGTGCATACGAAAGGTGTTTAGATTATCTCAAAGAAACTGAGGTGAAGACATCATATACTCAAGCATTGAAAGGATGCAAATCGTGGGGGTGTACGATTGAAACGGATGAGTACGATATGTATTGTACAATCGAAACGTTCTATCTAAACGCAAAGTAACAAGCAACACAAGGTGTAGTTAGGGAGACTAATTCATGGAAGCGACATCCACTACACCACTAACCAATAAACAAATAACAATATGAACGCAACAATTAAATTCATGGACGCATACGGAAAGTACGTCACCATGAGCAGTAATTTTAACAACAAGCTACACCTTGACAACTTCATCAAGTATGTAAGCAAGAAGTACGGCTACACCTTAGACGAGGTGTGGTATTAACTAACAATTTAAAAACTAGAAATTATGAAAACTTATTATGTATGCGATATTGACAGCTATGGTCAACGCACCGGAACTTATACTACACTAAATCTAAGCGATAACGACATCACCATCAATCGATTTGGATGCGAGACATACAATGGAAGATTCTTATACGATAGCTTGATGCAAGTACTATATGCTTGTCAAGATTAATTAACCAACCTAAAAACTAGAAAACATGAACAGAATACAGATAGGATATGTAACCATCAAAGATGCAGTAGCAGAGCTAAGTGTTATGAAAGAAGACAGAACAAAGGTATACGTTACTTATTATAGACGTAAGACCAATCGACCAATAACTCAATACAAAGGAGCAAAGACAATAGCTATTATAGACGAGTTAATAGTTAAAGTTAAAGCAAGAATAAAAGAAAATACTAACCTAACTCTATGGAGTTATTAAAACCTAAAAAAATGATAAACTATCAAAAACTAATGGATAGAAATCCAACAAGCTACGGCAAGATGACCAACAAACAAGGTCAAGAAATAGAGTTCTTCGAGCATCCAATTTTTGGTGACGAGACTGAGGTGAT